TATTACCTTCTGGTGTTATATAAAATCGTTTACCTTGAATAGTTTGAGTAGTAACATCTGGTAGAGTAAGTTTAGGATTAAACTTAGACAAATCAACATGATTGAATGTTTTCATATCGTACCTATCTTGTAAAAATGTGTTCATTTGATTCATAATATTAGTATAACAGATTTACTTGATAAAGTCAAGCGCTAATTCTAAAGTTTCATCAACTCGTCTGGTCCATCCTTTACCAAAAGTGCTAAATGTTTTTAGATTTTCATAATATGTTTGTCTGTTACCTTGATATTCTTCAATTGCGTCTTGAAGGCCTTTATCGTCAATATAATCATTTAATTTCTTTAATGTATTAGGTCCGATACCACCATCTGCTGTTGTGCCGATTTGTGTTTGTAAGAATTTAGCAGCACGACCAGGTCCTGCATTAATACCAAAATCAAATACACATAGGTCTAAACCATTAGGCAAATCATCACCTTTTAATTTGTCCCAATAATTCTTTTTGTAAATAGGAGAAACATCTTTGACTGTTAAGTCTTTCATGTCTTTTGTGCCACCCCATTCTTCATAAACTCTTTTTGTAACACCCAAGTTAGTTTCACCGCCTGGGTCTTTAGGATGGTTTACATAACCACCTTCGTGATGTAGTATTGTTTCTAAACATTTTTGCCAATTATCTTTCATTGTTATCCCCTTGTAATTTGTATTATCTTTTTAACCTGATCTTCAATAACAGCTGCTCTATTCGGCCAATGAATATAAGCTTCAGGTGATTTTGCTAACTTGATTAATAGTGGTATGATAAGTTTTTCTAACTTAGCAAACTTCTCTTTGCTTTCTTTATTAATATTATCTTTTCTTAAATCATACTCATCATCTAATTGTTTCTTTGTAATCTCTAATTCTGTTTCGTTCTTTTCTTTAATTTCATTTTTTGTAGAAGAAATTAAAGATTTAATCTGATCTAATTTACCTTCTAATCTAGAAACAACTTCGCTAGACACCGCCTTGGCAGTAGATTCTGCTGATTGTTTAACCACTGCTTCTGTGGCTTTTGTAGCTTCTTGTTTCGTTGTTGAAGGTTTCTCAGCAACTGAAGAAAAACCCCAATCACCTTCTGTATCGAAACCTTCTAAAAAATCAAAGTCTGCCATATATATCCTTTATGAAGTCCGCGGAACTTCTTTAATGATACATTATCGGATTGACTACTCAACTTACTCACCATTTTCTGGCTTGTTGTAGTGTTCTCGATAGTATCAGTTATATTTATCTTCCTCCGCCTTTTAAAAGACGTTTTTTGTGCTTATTTCGTACACTTTCTACCTGTGTATCAGAAACACTTCTTTTACTACCATATTGTTGTGCTAATGGGCTATTTGGGTGTGCTTGTGATATCTTAGATAATGTTTCTTTCCATCCATTATCCGTTTTACTATCAATTGAACCAACGCTTGACACAATGTTCATTTGAGTGGGAGGTAGTAATTCAATATGTTTCTTCTTTTTAAATTTTTCCATTTCAGATATGGTCATTAAATCTTCCCATACTCTCTTTGTGTTATGGTCTTTAAATCTATATGTTGGCATTTTTATTCCTCACTTTTATACTTATCTTTTACAATACCGTTAATTTTAGAATCATCATAGGCATCTTTTCTAATTGGGTTGCCATCAATAGATTGTTTAAACCCAAAACTTCCGTAGTCTCTTGAATCTGGTAATGTTTCCCACCACTTACCATGAAATTCTTTATTATCATTATAGCCATCAGAGCCACCATCTTCTAAGTAGATATACTCTTGATATCTTTTATCAGCATGAAATCTGAATGGTACTTTATCTAATCTTTTTTTAACTGGCATCTTTTATTCCTTCACTAAACCATACTGGTACAGGTCTAGATGTCCACTTAGCAAAATAAGCCTTTGCTTCTATATAGTAGTTTTTATATGATTGAATGCTGTCACCAGGTACAATACAATTAGGATAATGTGACATTGCAGGAGGTGGTTCTACCCAACCATTGTCTTGTAAATTATTAGGTGCCTTTCTTAAAAGGTCTTTAAGCAGTTTAATCGTACTGTGTTCTTTTTTATATCGGTGTGTATATTCTCTCCCAAGCTCGGTGAACAACGAGTACAACCAGTCATAGTGTTGAGAAGAACTCCTAGTCCATACAGCACTAGGATGATTTTGATGACACGCTTTATAGATTGTATTCTCTTCATTTGAATTTTCTAATTTGTATCTGGTTACTTTTCTTCCTGTTTTTGATTTCCCGATATATTTAGCACCATCCATCATTCTTTTTGCTGTTGATAATAATTGTGCATACTCTACAATCATCTTTACCACATGCTTATCTACATGAAGTTCAGCAGCAATCTTTGGGTCTTTATTCAAATAAAATATATTCATAATCTATATACTATCATTTTAAAGTTCTTTTGTCAAGCACTAACCCTATTTTCATTAGTTCCTGTAGTTTATCCATCCATATTCTTTTATATTCTATATCACTAGTACAATCACACATTTTTTTAAGATTTGAAACTCTATACCAAAACAGTTTCGTAGGGTCATTTTCTAATGGTCTTTTCATATTATATTTCATATACACCTCTCAAATTAAATTTTATTATCGTTTTCACTAAATCGGTATAGTTTTTTTTACTAGCATACTTATCTAGATGATTCGCCATAAGAATAGGATCTGGTTCTTCACCATTCTCAATAGCAGTATCTCTTACATTTCTTAAATCTTTGAATACAGATACATTATTCAAGATATGTAAATAATCAACAACACTTTCACACTTACTTGTATATGATTTTACACCCCACCCTGGCCATTCTGTCCATGGTATAGGTAAAAGATATGGTTCATCTTTATCCCAAGTTCTTATACCAAATAAATTATTACCTTCATTAGCAAATCTACTTTTACCCCAACCAGTTTCAATAACAGCCTGAGCAATAACTAACTCATTAGGTATACGATCTTCAATTTCTATATAATCATACAAATAATTAATACATCTGTTTAATGAATATACAAAACTTTCATTTGATGAGGTATCAATATCTGGTAAATCAAATTTCTTTTGAGTAGTCTTATGACTTGCATAATGTAATTGAATTGTAGAATACATATTAACTATAACCTCATCTTTAGGAAGTGGTGTTTCAAGCTGTGCTTTATACATTTCAATATTTTTACCAGTTACAAAAACAAGTAAAGCGAGAATTAAAGTTGATTTAAACATTAGATTAATTTTCTTAAATCTCTTTTTGTTGCATATGGTCTATAAAGTCTGCAAGTAAACCACTTAAATTTTGGTTCTGATGTTGCAGGACCTTCCATATTCATTTCATTAGTTGCTTGAGCATAAATAAGTTTTTTTAAAAACAAAGAAAGAGCGGCATCATATTCATTACAAGTGCCATAATCATTTCTATGTCTTTTTGGAGTTTCATAGATGCCTTTACGACTATCTATAATGCCTTTTAGTATTTTCTTTTCATATCTATTTAATTTCATTTAGTTTATCCGATCTAGTGGTCCTTTATACAAAGGAATTTGAGTCCAATCATACTTTTCTTTTAATATTTTTAAAAGATGATTATAGTTATAGCCATCTGTGAGATTGGCTTTAGAAGGTTTTTTCAATAATTGATTATTTTTTTTCATATTATCCCCTTCTCTTATTTATTGTTATATTCTATTTTCATTTAAAATATAGCCCCCACACATTGATTAAATAAAATTAGGCTTAATAAAATTATTACAGTTAGCTTAAACATCAAGAAATCCTTTCTTTTTATTTTTAATTTTTTTATTTTTTAAAAGATATTTTAATTTATGCATCGCTGCACTTTGTAGTCGAGCAATATTAGTTCTAGTACAACTAAACTGTTGGCCAACTTCTTCTAAAGTATGTTCTGATGACATTCCAATTCCAAATCTCATTCTCAAAATTCTTTCTTCTCTTGGATTTAGAGTTGAAAGAGCCTTGTTTAAAAGATTTTTAGCATCACTCTCATCTTCAATTCTACTATGAATATCATCACTAATAAATTCACTAGATGAGACGACACTTTCAATATTAACTGATTTATATATCGGATCTTTTTTTC